CATAGCACGACTGGTAAAAATACCTATAACATTATCCGCAGTCATAATCTTACTTAGGCCACCTGAAATATGACTGTGGTCAAACTCAATTTCCTCGACTGCACTACGATTCAACTGACTGGCTGTAACTGTGATACATTGTGTTTCCATAGCCAAATTACGGATTTCTTCCGATACATATTTGTCTTTAATAAACAGATCACTAGGACTTACTTTGACCGACAAAGGCATCATTAAATCCAAATAATCTATCAATAATACGTCTGGTTTCTGGCCTGTTTTGACCTGATACTCCTTTAAATAGGCACGAATGTCGTTACAATTTTTTCCCGAAGGCATATACTTAATTTGAAAGTTTCCTGCCTTTTTCTCCAGCATTTTAACTTTGAGTTCAACATCATCAATGCTCTTAAAAATATCTCTAGTTGGCACACCGGTCATCATACTATCTAAACGCATGCTAACTAAGTTCTCCGAAAGTTCGAATGTTAGGTAAATTACATTCAACCCCATTAAAGCCCAGTTAATACCTAGGTTAGCCAAGAATAAACTCTTACCGCCGCCCGATGCGGCTGCAAAAATGTTTAATTCACCCCTGTTGAATCCGCCGTACAATTTCTTATCAACCGCAGGCCACCCTGTGCTAATCTGCCCATTGCTACTCTTTAGCTTTTCCAAACGACCTTTGGGATCTTCAAAGTAATCTGTACCCATGTCCTTGTTTAAACTAATTTGTATAGCATCTTTGATTAGTTTTTCCACAGGACCGTAATCGCCTTCTTCTAGCAAATCACTAGATTTGATAATAGCCCGTTCTAGTCCTTTGTGCCTGCTAAAAGTTTCAAACTCGTCCATTAACCACGTGTAGTTTTCTTCAGGTAGTTTGACTGGCTGAAATTCTAAACCAGTTTGTGCATTTACAATCTGCGCCTCGGGCATGATTTTATATTCATCAACATAGGTGCTGATAAATCCTGCCGCATCTCGCAGTCTTTGGTCAAAGTTTTCTGCATCAAATATATTTTGACATCTCACAAATGTTTCTGCATCACTGAGAAACATTTCGAGATACAGTTTTTGCATGTCGTAATTGTAAGTTGGTTTATTATTCATCTAGACTCTCTAGTTTTTTCTTGATTAGATTTATTTTTATCTCTCCACTAACTTTGTAGTGTAAGATTGTGGCTAGCACATATAACCTGCCATAGCGTTTCACAGCATCAGCAACGTCTTTAACATCATCACCCCACGGTGGTAGGCTTACTGACCAACTGTTTTTGATAGCATGTTTTAACATTTTTGATCCAGGTTGGTCCCTGTCAGGTACGCAGATGATTTCTTTGCCCAATGCCTGTAGTCTTGCAACCTGTGTGTCATTTGGTTCATTGGTCATAATTGCAACACCGTCTATAGCAATAGCATCAAACTGACCTTCAACTACTATAACATATTGCCTGTCGTAGGTCTGACTATCTAGGTTAAACACGTAGCCGCTTTGACTTTCTGTAAGGTACTTAGGTTTGCCTTCGGTAAGTTTACGCCCGGTATAGCCTACAACTTTACCGTCTTGGTAAAAAGGAATTAATATTCTGTCTTTGTATCCAGGTTCCGGGCTCCACATCCAATCGTACCAATCTATATCCATACCTCTGCTTACAAGATACGACACCATGTCAGTTACATCTATTCCTTCAGTAATCCAGCTAGTTAGTAACTTGCTATCTGCTGGTAAAGGAATTTCTTTTAGTGTAAAGTTTAATGTTCTTGTAACGCCCGGAATATTTTCCTGAGCTTTTAGTGCAACTAGTCCTAGTTTACCGATATCAGTATCACCTAGGCCTAGCCACTTGAACAGTTGTTTAGTATTTGAACTTAATAGTTTACCAGGTTGCCACCCTGCTTTATACCCACAATTAAAACAATGGTATATCCAACCGTCTCCGTCTACCTTAATTCCGCCACGGCGACGTGTGTCTCTGTTTTCACCTTTATGGTGACAGCAGACAGCGTTAAAACTCTGCCATCCTCCGGAAGTATTTTTTCGATTCGATGGCACGAGGGCTAAAAGTGTAGACAGTATTTCGTTCACACTTTATTTTAACATCTATATAGGATCTGGTCAAGGCTTCCGTAGAATTCTGGATTATTGTTATTGGACTCACCGGGTGCAGTTGCTGGAATGAATTGGAATCTCACGTAACTGAAAATACCATTAAAGTTAAAATAATCAATGCCACTAAAGTTAGTATAATTTTGGCTAGATATTGTAACATAACGATTATAGTAGTCTGGACTATTGTATAGTGTACCTTGTACTAACACGGTACCACTAAAGTTAGTCATGTATACGGCGGCGGTGTGTAATGCTGTGTTTTCGTTGTACTCGGGATAAGCATAGATATTTCCGCTAATCCAACGATACGCTTGTATGCTGTCATCATAGGTTTGCTGGAATGCTGTAATCTCTTGGCTAGGCTGTAACATAGGATATACATCCTGCGCAACAGTTAAAAAGCCTGCCATGCCATAATAGGTATTTGAGTATGCTGGTAGATATGTGCCATCTGACGGATCCATGTACTTAATTGCGAACTGATAATCGTCGATTGGCAGATCCATAGTATCACTTTCAGTTAGCGTAAGTTCGGCAATACCTCTATTAGCAAACGTACCGTCGTCTAGTACCACTAGTTGCTTCTCAATTAAAAGCATTTGGTTATTAGGATCAAACATGCTAAACACATAGATGCTGTCTGGATCTATAGTAATGCGTTTTTGGTCACTGTTCTTAAATTGTATACGAATTTTGTTCTTAATGCCTTTTTGTATTTTTAGATCGCGTTGATACATAACTCGATAGGCTCCTCTGGTAGTTGGGTCCAAATCTAGTATTACATCAAGAGTATTTGGATATAAATAGACTGGTAAAGTTTGCATAATACATATTTATTGAATAATGATTTCATCTGCCAGTTTCCAAACAAACTACCCGTTTATTGCCTGTATTAAAAGTAATGATATAGAATACGTGGGTATAATTATTAACCTAGATAATCTCGTATGTAGCTTATACGATATAGCAGTACTTAAGACAGACGATGAAAAGAAGACATTCTTAGAAATGGGAGATACATGGTGGTGGGAAAGTAACAGGAAGATTCCTATCAATATCTTCCTAAAACGAGAAATGCAGACATTTAGATATGCTATTAAAACCTTTAACAGCAAAGATATAGAACTAGTGTTTGGACCCGCTGTAAATCTAAGCGAGATCGCTGAAAAACGTATAAAACGTAAACTAATTCAGTTAGTTAGAAATCCTAGAAGTTTTCGTTAACTAACCTGTTCGCAGATTAAATTCATCTGTACTACAATAGCACACGCATAAGCAACCGCATGTGCCTTTTTAAAGAAATATTCATCACCGGCGGGTTTCTGCCAAACTTCGCTCTTCACGATTGACCAGTCTTTTCCAATCAGATGCCGTTTTGCAGGGCGGATTATAGCCAGTACCATTGCAAGTTCCTGGATACTCTTTGGTTTCATCTTTCTCAAAATGTTCCCATGACCATTCACATGAAACAGTAGATCGGTGAATTCGTCCTGTTCTAATAGATCCCATAGCGGTTCCTTTTGTAGTAGGGTTGAAAGATGTTCTTCATCTCGGACTCCTTGATAAAGTCCTACGTTAAGAAAATCTATCTTAAAGTATCCACGTTCCTCTGCTTCTCGATAATCTATACTTGCATTACCTGTTAGCGGATTTACTGGGATACTACTACTATAAACGCCTGTGTTATGCTTTTTGTTGACATCTTTTTCCAAAATAGTAGCAGGAACATGTTTTATGATGTCCAAAATCTTTGTTCTATCGGCAAAGTCTATATCAATATCCGGCAATTCTAATCTCGTCGTAACTTGGTGCGTAATTTCCAATATGCTGAACAGTTAGTCCAGCGGCTACATTAGCAAACATTATACTTTTTTGCATGTCTTTTGTAAAGAGGTGTTGGACAGTTAATGCAGCCAAAAGTATATCAAATGTCCTGTTTACAAAGATTCTCATACTTCAATTTCTTGTTTTAACTTTGTTAAATCAGCACATGTATACGCCTGGTACTGATTTTTAAGATTTTCAGGCATAGGAATGTATTCAATAGTAGCTCCGTATTTTTCTGCTACTAACTTTGCTACATCTTCAAATGATGTTGCTATACCTGTGCCAACATTCCATATTCCGCTTTTCTCAACATTAAGAAATTTTTTATGTACAGCACATACTGTTTCTACTGGTACAAAATCTCTCTTGTAATTTTCAGACCCTTTGAACAGTTTAATGACTCCTGTTTCTTTTGCTTGTTTTTCAAAGGCTGTATAAGGACTAGGTTGGTCTTTGTGCTCTTCACCAGATCCGTACACATTAAAATACCTAAAGCCTTGTACACGAATACTCCAATCTTTAGAAATATTCATTGCATATCGTTCGAACAGATACTTACTCCATGCGTATGGACTTTGCGGGCTAGGAGGTGCATCTTCTGAGAAGTTTGTTCCTAGACCGTATATACTTGCAGAACT